CAGAAAGGGGGGATTTGTACCCGGAACCGGAGTTAGTCATGGGGGATAGCGTCATAGTCAGGGCTGGTGTAGAGGCCGTAGACCCATCAAAAGTCACATCCGGCAGTACCCGTGTGATAAACATAGCCCTGTCGCCGCCGTCTAAATCAAACTCTGCTGATACTAACGTAGCTGTAATGGGGAATGTGCTGCTAGTTTCTTTGTCATCATAGCCGGTTTCATGCGACACAAGGTTATTACTGTAAGTTGCGGCAAGCGGCAGTTCCCGCAGGTCGGCGTCCATCCAAGCTGTCCTAGCCATATTCCCGTACGACCAAGCATCTTCGGAGTAGTTGTATATTACGTACCTATCTACGGTGTTTGAGCCGGAAGAACAGTAGAACCACCAGACCTCATTAAAACGCTCGTTAGTGCCACACACTACTTGGTCTGCCTGTTGCTGGTTAAAGTCGTCAAAAATGTAGCTACGCAGGGAGCAAAGTAGGGTTTTAGTGGTACCGTCATAGATATAAAACTTGTCTTTGCCCATCCAGTAGGCAACGTCATTGGCGAACGCAGCCGCGTTCTGGCTGGCTATAGTTATGTTACCGCCGAGGAGATTAGCCCCCCAGACTTCCGGGGCACCCAGATACTGCATACCGTACAAGGCTGCATCCGTCCAGATAAGCATTTCCTGCCTAGACTGGATCGCGGTTATTATTTCACTGCCGTTGGAAAGGCGCAGACTACCCGCTTGGTTAGTAGCTTGGGGTGTCCAGTTAGTTGCGTCTTCTTGGTCTGACCACCGTATAAGCATCGGGTCGAGTGCGCTGGAACCTATATCGTTACAGCCAAAACAGAACACAAACCGATAAATATCGGATACGGTGACGTAATTAACTATTGTGGGGACGTTGGAGGCACCGGCAGCGGAGGTTAGAAAAGTAGCCCGGTTACCTGTAGTCGCACCAGTGCCGCCGTCCCAAATGTATATAGCGCCGCCCCGGTCAGCTAGAATGAGGTCTTCACCGAAGTTAGCTTGGCTCCAGAGGCGTATAGTTGCAGTGGTAGACCCACCAGACCCCCAAGTGCTAGAACCCCATGTCCCCGCACCCCAGCCAATAAAAGGCACCGCATACTCTGCTCCGGGGGATATTTCGTAGGATGCTACAGTGGAAGCCCCGCCATTACCGGTATCGGAAGCATTGGCAAGCACAGTTGCACCGGAAGTATCCACGGCCTCTATAGTAAAGTTACTTCCGTCTATTACAGTAGCTATTATGTAGTTCTGGTTTAAGACGGCGGCGGTGATGTTACCGCCTAAAGAGACCGCGCCAGAGAAAGTCACGTAATCCCCGACACTAGCACCGTGGTCTACTTCAGTTACGGTAATAGTAGCATCGCCATTAACAGCGGCAAACGTAGCGTCACCAGCGCCAGAAATAAGACGATACGGGGTTGAGTCATAATATGCGCCACCGCGCTCTATATAGTATTTGATGTTAGTGCCGACTGACACTAAGTTTTGCCCACCCAGAGTCACCCAGTTAAACATAGACCGGCACACGCCTAGGTACGTGTTTGCAGAAATACGCTCCCAGCCGCCAATCTTTTGGGGCATACCACGGCGAAAACGGATTTTATCTGTCTCGTACCATGTGCCTTCGGCAGCGTATCGGGTAGTTTCCCGGTCAACTCCGGGCTTAAACTGTATTTTTTGTACCGGCATATTCCCCAGACCTAATCATGTCAGTCAATTCGATAGCCCTACCTTTGACTTGCGTTGCCCATTTGCTGTCTAAAAAATGTTCAGCAGCCGCCTCAAAATCACTAGAACTCATTGATTGTAAAGCGTTTTTAAACTGGAGCAATCTTGGCAAACCAAGGTTGAATCCTAACGAAATCATGGCATCTTTGCGGGCTTCATTCAGCCCAGAAAACCAAGGAAATGCACCGCTTAACTCTTTGATTACGCGGGAAATATCGTTCTGTAACAGGTAGTTTACCTCATCATCAGATAAACCCAAACCTGTTTTTGAAACATTTCTACCTACGCCAATAGTCTCAAGACCCTCGGTATCTAGGTAAACGTGTTTCTCTACGCCCTCATGTCGGCGCAGTAGTTCAATCAGTTTTTCCATGATCTGAAGACGAAGCCCCAAAGTAGAAACTGATAACGGCGCTAACCAAGCCGCCCATGTAGCCAAGAACCAAATTTATCAACTCCATTGAATTTTGTTCGGGGGGCATGATGGTTATCATGGCAATGTAGGCGCAGAAAAACAGCACCATAATCAGGCCGATAGACTTAGCCGTCCAGTCGCGGGAGAAGTGCTTACGGGCGTCCTGCTTGTCCTTGGTTTCCAGCGCGAACAAGTCAACGTCCAGTTCCTTCATTTTGGCCTCGAACTTTAACTCGGCCTTCTTAATCTCTGCAAGCTGTTCCGGGGTGACTGTCTCAAACGCCGTTTCGATGGCCTGTGGGGTCGGTTCACAGCCCAGTACCCCTGCCAAGACCTGACCCGCCATGCCGCCCAGAGGGCCGCCCATAGCCGTACCGATGGTAGGCGCAATACCCCCGATCAGTCCTTTCAGCTTGTCAAATTTCATAGGATAGCCAGTGCAAGCATAACCAGTGCGATGCCGCTAACGATCATGCCCAGTTGTTCATGGGTGCAATTCTGCACTAGCTTCCAGCAAGGCGCACCTATCTTCTTGAAGATAATCATATTTTTACCCTACCCGCCGAATTTTTCGACGACAAAAAGTAACAAAATAAAGGGGTAAATCCCCCAGACGAGTCTTTCCAGCTTATCAAACTTCTCACTACCGGCGGCTAGTCGCTCTTCAATGGACTTATACCGCAGAGCGCACTCAATTTCGTGGACATTTATTCTATGGATGGCTTCTGTAACGTCTTGTTGTACCGTTCTTTTTGGGGTTTTGGCCGCTTTAGGGGCCGCTTTTTTCTTTGCTGTAGCCATCGTACTTCCTACAAATAAAAGTTCTGGGCGGCATTTGCCGCATTAACAAAAGAAGCCATCAGCACAAGGGCCACAGAGGCAATCCCAATACCGACAACAATTATAACTAAATCAATCATATCACTTTTCCGCTTGGCGGCGGCTCTAGCCGCTTCGTACCGCCTTTGCCTAATAACCCTGCGCTGACGCTCAAAATCCCTAAAAGTCTCGCCATTCCCGCTATATATGAACAATTCTCTCAAAGCCTTGTACTTCATGTCCATCTCGCGTTTGCGGAGGGCCAGTTCCATAGCCTCTTCCTCGACGCTTTTTCGGGCTATAAACTTAACGGTAGCCGACGTTTCTTGGTTCCTTATACTTGCTTCGTTTATTGTCTCATTTGCATCGAAAAACTTCGATAGGGTACCCGCCATCTCGTGCAATTCTTTGCCGCGATCCACGCCAGCCTTTATGGCGTTGAATGCCGCATTTGCCACGGACAACGCGGCGGCTACCTCTATCATTGTTCCTTACTCGCATAAAACAAATTAGGTTGCTTCAGCAGGTTCTTCGTCAGTATCCCACGGCATACCAGTAGCGGTAGCAGGGGTCTTAACAGAGTCCAGCTTTGCCTGAAGACCGGCAGTAACTGTATCAACGTCAATGGAGGACTCTACCCAACCAATCACATCTGCTTCAGTTAAGCTGTCAAAGGCAATAAAGCCGCCAGCAGAAGCGTCAGGTGTAAAAGAAGCGTGTACCATGTCGCTGACTGTGATGTCACCATCGGTCATTGAAACGATAGCGCGAACACGAACAACACCCCCATCGGAAGTGTTGCGTACTATCTTGTCTATTTTGTATGAAAGTGCCATGTCAGTTTACCTCCGCTGGCGTTTCGTTAAGGGTTTCCTTTAGGAGATTCACAAAGGCAGATTTCCCTACGTTAAGTTGGTCAAGATTAAAAGCAGTCGATGAAATCTTACGGTCAAGGTCTGCGATGTGGTTTACCAATGTTTTCTGCTGGTCTGTCATGTCTTCGTATGTGTATTCCACATCGTCAACAAAAACAGGCGTCTTTTTTTCTGTTGCCATTTTTTGTTACCTCTTTAGGTTTAAGTTATGCACCTTTTAGTGCGGCTATTTCGGCTTCAAGAGCCTCAATTCTTTTTAGGGCTTCCTGCAACACTTTGCCCCCGATGTGATTCAGATTCATGGTATCGACCCACTGGCTTTCACCGTCTGGGTGTTTATCGTCAGGGGAAGTGTGGACAAGGCCGGGGAATACTCCCTCAAGTTCGTCAGCGATAACACCAAACTGCTTCTTGCCGCCTTTGGTGAAGGTGCGGAATTGAACGGCCTTCCAGTCGTCCCAGTAGTCACGGGCTTCGACAATGTCGGACTTATAGTACCTGTCAGAGAGCGTTCCGTAAGTGCCATCATGGTTAGCAAGGTCGCCGTCTGAGTAGATGATACAGCGTGCGGCAGTGCTATCAAAACAGAGTAAAAAGTTTTGCGTATTGTTATCAGGGGAAGCACTGGGAAAGTGAAGGTACAATCCTTGCGGGGAAGTTGCGTGTTCATTGACTAAACGGGCAACATGAGCCGTTGTTGGTACAAAAGCCGAAACTGCATAGCCAGTTGTGTTTTCGGCATCTATAAATAATGATTCACCAGCCGATGTACCGTTCTGGTCGATGAATACGCCGTTTCCGGTGCCATCGTTCCTGAAGTGACCCGCGTATCCTGTGGCAGAGGGGTTTTCTATGTACCCGTAAATGGCTGCGCCAGAAAAAGAGGCTGAGTCCGTATAGACCAAAATCCCTGCGCCTGTTGTCATGGCGTCAGCAGTTACATAGATACCGTTAGCTGTGGTAGCCTCACTGTCGATGTTCAGCGCAACCCCATTACCGTTCTGGTCGATGAAGATGCCGTTGCCTGTGCCGTCCTGCTGAACATAAAGCGCATCACCTGAGCCGCTAAGATGGTCGGCCTCAACCATCAATACGCGCCCTGAAAATGAAGCATTATTCGTAATAAAATGTCCTGCCCATCCAGTTGTCATAGGGACGGCATTAACTACTAGACCACTAGAAGTAGCGGCCTCTGTATCCACATAAAAAGCTATCCCATCACCATTCTGGTCTATTAATGCGCCGTAGCCGGTGCCTGAATTGTCAACTCTAAGAGCGTAACCTGATGCGGTGCCATTAGTAATTCCTACACGGAATAAACCTCCCGCCCCTGTATAAGAACCACTACCGGTTGAGAAATAACCGGCACTGCCGGATGTTAATGAATTTGCTATGTATCTAAATGAACTTGCTGTTGTTGTGGCGGCGTCGACATTAATCGTGCTATTAGTCGAACTCTCTGAGTCTATGTTTAGCGCAATGCCGTTACCATTCTGGTCAACGAAGATGCCGTTGCCGGTGCCATCGTTTTGGACATAGACTCCGTACCCTGTGGCAGAGGTATGGTCTACTATCGCACTTACAACTCGGCCAGAAAATAAGG